ACGCATCCTTCAACTCATAGCATAGCGACACAGTCAAAGAGCACATGGCAGAAATTTCTTTACTGTCCATTTTCTTAACCTTACCCTTAAGGATATCAGTGGGGACCGGCATCTTGCTGGCATGTTTACGATGAGCCATAAACTTAATAGCCAAACCTTCGCCCACTGCACCAGAAATAAGATCAGTCAGCGTATTTTCGTCAGTGTCGCCATCTTCTAGTAGTTCACTGACAAAGGTCCAGCTACGTGGCGTAGCAAAAGCACGACTAGGACTCTTAGGATCGAAGTCATACAAGTCCTTTTTAGAGAAGGTCAAGTAGCCTACAACGTCCTTGTGGATACGATTTTCTGTAGCCCAGAAGCTATAGTCGTCCCAGTCGACACGCATTTCAAGATGAATAAAACGGTTGGCCAGTGGAGCTGGCATGCGATAGGTCACACCTTTGTCCGCTTCACGGTTACCAGCGGCAACAATCAGCACGTTATCGGGCAGTTTATACTGACCAACACGGCGGTTCAGAATAAGTTGATAAGCCGCGGCTTGTACGCTAGGAGCCGCAGAGTTCATTTCATCAAGGAAAAGAACAACATACGGATATTGGCTAGCCATTGCTTCGTCGGGAAGTTCGCTAGGAGCACCCCAAACCATTTTACCTTGATTAGCGTCAAAGTAGGGAATACCTTTGATGTCAGTAGGTTCCCACAGACTTAGACGGATGTCGATGACGTGAGCGTCCATCTCTCCGCCAAGTTGGTGAATAATATCGGATTTACCAATGCCCGGAGGACCCCAAAGGAAAATTGGGCGACGCTTTTTAAATGCCTTGCGAATAGCATTTTTTGCGCCATTCGGGCTTACTTGACGATTGATGACTTCTACTTTAGCCATTAAATGCTCCTAGTTAATGAAAGTTAAAAACTGCGTTACAGTATCATTATTATACGATAACTAGGAGTCTATGTCAAGTGATTTTTTTGGCTTTATTTTAGTTTTGGCTAGAGTTCTTGCGTTTCATTGCTTTGTTCAGTCCATATTGTCTAACATCTCCGGAAAATAAATGCAGTTCAAATGCTTTACGTTCTCCCAAAACAACAATAGTTTCGGGTGTTAGATAATATGGACAATCAATAAACTTGTCCAAAAATAGGATTACTTGAGGTTTAAGATCCAAACTAGGCGGAAATGGAACCTCATAGACTTTCAAATCCAATGTGGTTTGTATAAATTCAAAACCGTCTTCGGTTAGTCTAAGCCCGCCTTGGGATTTCTTTCTGTTATTCATGAACCATTTTCTAGAATACAATACTAAGTTTTCTTCCGACACCGCCAAACCAGCGGCTTTTAAGAAAATTTTAGTATATGTATCTTGATTCATTTAATTTCTTCACCTTGTGTTAGTTTGACTACTACAAAGTCTTTAACACCAAACAAGGAATTTAATTTCTTAGCCAAATTGTGTGCATGGCCTGGATTTGAAAACGAAACTTTTTTATACTTGCTACCAGCATAGCCGCCCAAACTATTTTGGCTCTTAAGATTAAAGGGCTGTCCTTTATAAAAGACAGCCCAAATGGCATCTGCTTCGAGAATCTGATCGCTCTTAAATGTCTTTTTGTTTATGTTTTCTAGTAGTACTTTTGGCTTAGGTCGACTCATAGACGCATATCTCCATTATATGCGTATATTTATTACTTTTCGTCCCAATTTCCCCCGTCCATTTTTACTTGGACTTCTGGTTCAACACGCTGTACAGATTGTACTAGACCTTCATAATTACCTGCTAACCTAGTCATAACTAAAGATAATGTATGACTGAGATTTTTAGCAGTAGCCATGTCCATACGTATTTCTCTTTGATTTCCAAGTTCTGCTCCACGAACTTGGTTCATAAAGTTTTGTATGGCTATTGTATTGATTTTATCATTTTGCATTTGATAGCCTTTGTTTCATTTCGAGATCTGTCAAAAAAGGTCCTTCGTACGGATAGCGTTCAATAGTAATCAGTTTAGGACAGAAACTCTTGACCCAGCCTTTTTCAAACTTGATAATATAATAACCTGCACAGTAAACACTCTTGCTCTTACTGCTCTTTGTAAACAATGGAAGATTACGCTTTACATCGAACATTGGGTTGTGAGGCTCACTGCTAGCCGCATATCCGTGAACTTCTTTAGGAATTTCTGACACCGGAACAGAAGTTTTTGCTAGGAAAAAATTCTTTCCAAATGTTTCAAACAGTTTCTTTTTATTGTCGAATGTAGTAATTTTATCTTTACTACTAAAAACATACTTTTTTTGTTCTGTAACTTTTAGAACTCCGACCTTATTGCCTTGGTCTTCGACGATCCAAAATTTTCCATCTACTATAGGTTTGGCATGTAGTTCAGTCATTGATGATACCTCGCATTAAGTGGTTCAGCATATTGTTGTGCTTGATCTGATATTTTCTTTAAATCATACAGTTGGCAAAACTTCAACAGTCTAATACCAACTTGGCTTACATTCTTTTCTTTATCGATGTTTTCTTTGATAGTTCCAAAGATTTTTGCTTTAATATCGTCGGGTTGTGCAGACAAATCAATCAGTCGACGATTACGTTCGTAGTCCTCTAGCACACGATGCTCTTCACCGTTGTGGTCAACCCAACGTTGCAACATGAGATTGTTCCAAGCGAAGCCTTTGTTGTCTTTGTCTTTAAATGCTTCTTCTAGTTTGTTCTTACGAACCTTAGGATAGGCACTAAAGACGTTGTCGCTAGTGTCACCGCGAATACATTTTTCAAAAAGTAGCCATTGTGGATCTGGAACTGCTTTAGGCTCTTTAGTTTTGTTGTCAATAACTCTCTTGCCTTTTTTATCAATAATACCTTCGTGGGTAATATGATGTTCCATAACACCGTTATACTGACTCACAGTAGGACTAATCAATTGTACAAAGTCGCTGTCTGTGCTGATAATAACGTGCTTAGATTCTGGATGGCTTTGAATCCAGCCTGCAATCAAATCATCTGCTTCTAGTTCAGGATGTTGCAGTACAGTACAGTTAGTCTTTTCAATAATAAAATCTTTAAACTTATCGAAACTTTCCCAGAACAGTTCATCTTCTTCTTGTTCTTTTGGAGTAAGTGCCGCACGAGCATCACTGCGGTTACGCTTATACGGAGCATAGTAGTCTTTGCGCCACGAACGACCTTCTAAGCAGAATACAACATGACTGCCACCAAAGTCTTGCCATGCTTTTTTGATACTGTTTAATGTGATGTGAAAAGCCATGCCAAGTTTAATATCGGCATCGCCTTTAATTACATGTCTAGCACGAAAAAATGTATTAGCAGTATCAACTAAAATATATGTCATGAAACTTCCGATTTACCTTCAGCGATTTTCTTAACATTGATATAACCGGCGCCACGCTCGCTCATATCAACACCTTCTTCATTGGCTACGTCTTTGCAAAGTGTTCTAAACCAACGATCCACAATTTCTTCGTCCGGATCACCATCAAAGCCATATCCTTGTTGTTTCAATTGTAACACAAAGGCATCGTTCCAGTCAAGTTCGAAAAATCCATTACGTAGATTTTCTTTATTGACATGTGTTTCCAAAACGGCAATGTAAGGTTCCCCAAGTGCGTTTGCACGTTCCTTCGGAGTCATCTTTGCCAATTCTTCTTCTTTTTTGGCTGCTTCTGCTCTGGTCTTTGCTAATGTTGCTTCAATATTAAGGCGTTCCTTTTCTTCTTCTAAACGCTTAATACCTGTAACTTTCTTTAACCATTCTTTCATTATGTTCCCCACTCATTTTTAAACAGCGGAACTTGTAGTCTATCGCTGTAGCGTAAGCCATTCTTCATCGCTAGTTCCGCAACACGACGATTATTGAGAGCATAGACACTTTCAACACCACCAACTGGCATTAGATATACATGTCCTTTAAAGCCTGCTGAGCGGTATGCGGCAATCGCACATTCAGCATCGGCATAGTCCTGTTCTGTAGCAATAACAAATTTCAAATATGCTGTACCAACTTCTTCATACTCGCAAACAACTTCTGGAAGAATTGCTTCCTCCCACTTTTCGCCACTGCAAGGAAGTTTAGCACTTACACTGAAAGTAATTTCTCTACTAAAGTCTGCATTAGGCATTTGCCATTGCATTAGATAGTCTTTAAACTCTGAACTAAGTTTCTGAGTACCATTTGTTTCAAAAGTAATTTCTTTGAGATTTTGCATCTTCTCATGAGATAGCAAGTCTGGATAAGCACGTTGCCATCCTAGTAAAGGTTCGCCACCTGTAATAACTAGATGTTCATCTTTCCAAGTTTTGTGAGGCAGTATATCACAAATAGCGTCAGCCACCGCAGAGGTATCAAGCATAGGACTAAGATGTTTAAAACGAGGATCCCAACTAGCGTATGAATCGCATCCAGTAGATACAAGTGGAAGTTCTTCATAAGTTTTAAATTCTTCAATACGGTTTGCAATATCTTCCACTTCATTGCTTAATTCTCCCCTTGGCATGCCAAACCCTTGACATTTAAAATTACAGCCAAAGGTACGTAAGAAAATAGAAGGAACGCCCATATAGCGTCCTTCACCTTGGATACTGTAAAATAGTTCTGCGACTTTTAGTTTGCTCATTGTTTAAATAACTCCAAATTAACAATTTTGGCAACACGTTCCCCTACATCTTCTCCGTTTGGGATAACATAAGTTTGACTGTCGTGTCTATCTTTACGTTCATCATAGTGACGTACATTAAGAATTTTGCCACCTACTGCTGTGCTTAATTCAAAAGTAATACGTCCCTCACCTTCGGGACGACTACGTTCTACCATTGCTGTTCCAATATTCATCTTCATTCCTACGTTATTTTTATAATCACGTTCTGCTATTGCTTCATCGTATTTGTGTCGATTATCCCACATGTCTCGGACTTTACCATAAAGCCACCTGTCGAGAAATTTCATTTCTTTTCCTTAAAATTTATATATTGGAAGACAGTACTTAGGATCCTTCCACACTTTATTCTTAAATTTTATTTCAAGTCTAGTTTTACTGCTGTAAATTCTAGTTTCTAAAAAGTCTGGATGTCCTATTCCTGTCACCTTCATTGACTTTGATGTAAATTTACACGATTTGTCTTCATAAATCAAATCTGTTTTAGCCACTTTAAAACAACACAATGAACAATTGAGTGTTTCTTTTTCTCTAATGATTCCAATTAAGTAATACTCTTTAACAGATTTAACTTTTTCTAACCAACCATCAACAAACAAATTCCAGATACTTTTAGTATCCTTTTTATTAAAGTATGCTTTAGTTTCTTCTTGAAACGTTTGATACATACTTGCTTCTGTTGTCGATGATGATGAGTCTTGTTTGCTAAC